TAATACCCCATGTCAGTTGTTTACGAGTTGTTACAAAAATTTTAATCCGATTTAAGATTTTTGTCTTCTATCGGATTTACTATATCTAAGTTGTATAACGATTAAGTCGTTTTACGATACATCTGCGTAACTTCAGATCTATTCATTCTTAGTTTGAAACCTAGAAAATTCAACATAGAGTCGAAATCTCTTTAACATTTCATGAGTTGGGACTCATCAAATCCCAAACCCTTTTAAGAGTAGGATCTCTTCAAAATCCAACCCCTCTGAGTTTTTAAACTAATCATTTATTAACTCATATTAATATTTCATTAATTAATTTATTTTATATACTCCGTATTAATCTTTAATTTATAAATTTACTTAGGATGTCAACTATCCTAATCTTTCTATTTCCATATTAGAAATTAACTAGTCTAATAGGGTCCTTAAAATATTATTATGTGCGAACAGAAGTTGTTTACCGAGCCGTCTTTAATTAGGCCTAAGTCTCTAAGGTACAAGAACTGTCTAAAGGCGCAAAGTCTTTTAGCATCTTAATATTTTTCCGATTTCCCGAAAAGTAGTTATATTTTTAATAGGACGTTGCAGTTGAAATACTGTAGCAGCCTGCTCCGGAACTTATATGTAAATCCTGGAAAAGAATTAAAAATTTATTTATTTATTATACATTATTACACATTTCAAATTATTTATTGTCTTACTTAAATCGACCAGATTAACACATTTGATTTTAATTAATCACTAATGAATATTTCTAACGCTGAGAAAGTCAAGGCAAACAAAAAAGTTGAAAACAAAAATTTAAAAAACAAAAATAAAAAATATAAAAATGTAGGAGGTGAGGCTGATGTAAGAAAAGCAGCCAAGAAGAAATCTTTAATGATTAATAAACGTCGTCAAATTAAAATTACAAGAGTTTCCCTTGAAGGAAAAAATATTTTTAAATCTATGCATAATCCATTTAAAACTAAAAGATCTTTAACTTCGAATGAAACTCATATAACTGCTTTTATTATCATTCATGTTCGTTATTACTTCTCTGAAGAATCTACTATAGATTTTTTTAATAAATTTGACAATTATTATGATTTATTTTATAAAAATCGTAAAACTATTGATTTTCATTTATGGAGCGGAACATCAAAAGATACTTTTCATAATTATAAAATTTCTAAATTGAGAAAATTTATACATACCAATATGTGTGAATATGCCGATCAATTTCCGTTATTACCTACTAATATAGGAGATTTAACGAAATCAAGTAATGAACTTTATGATTCTGCTTTACGTTTTTTATTTCGACATATATCCTCCACTTTAAAGGTAAATATTGATATTATTATTCATCATCCTGCTCTAAAACTTCTAATTACAGATGTCTTTAATCCTATGTTACATAATATACCCTTGTTATTAGAAGATCCTAATATTTATACTGATGGTGAATTTTTGAGAGATTCAATATCTTTAAATTCTATACCTATAGAAGCTGAGGCTGATGAAACTCCTATTTCTGATGCACCAATTAAAAAGAGAAAATTACCAGAATTTCCTAAATTGAATGGTACTATTTATAATAATTCAAATGATTATAAAACTCTCGATGAAATTCGTAAAGAGAAGCATAATCTTGAATGGAAACCTTATACTGGTAAACCCATTAAGTGGGCTAATTCCACTCGTACTGATAGTTTTCTTGGAATGAATCCTCATTTCCTTAAATTTCATTTAGTCAGAGATTCTATTTCCGACTTTAAGAGACTATTAGCTGATGGTAAACGAAATATCAAACATGTTGCAAATTTTCCTAAAGAACTTTATGAACATGCTAAAGAAGATTTTACTGAACATAAATCAGACTATGTTAAATGGTATGAAGAGTTCAAAGTTAATCTCCTTACAATATTGTGTTTACATAATGTAAGAGATTCTTTATCTTACATAGATTATATATGTAGTTCAATCTATTATGTATATCAAGCTATAAGATTTAGAAATAAAGTAGAACTTACTGCAACACTAATAATGTTACTCCGTAATTCATTTCCAAACTGTTCTAAAACCATAAATGATTTTATTATTCAATATGTAGAAACCTTTACTAAATCCATTAATAGCAAAGTTAAAGCTGAAGCTTTTCCTGATATTGATGAGACTTTTTCCCCAAAAAAAATCTTTGAGATGATTATATCCAGTCAAGTAGTTAGATCTACTAGAGCATTTATTATTAATATGGTTGGACTTAAGTTTTTCTCTGCAGATATGTCGGAAAAATTTCTTAACGCTATTGGTGATTCCAGTATTAAAGATAAAAAAGTTAGTATGTTAGATTTTACATCTAATATGATAGAAGTAGTAGAGTCATTTACTAGATTTGGTTTTAAATTCTATCAAACTGGGTCTGTAGTAGCAGCTTTATTAAATAAAGACGTTTTATCACAATTCATCGATGATACCACAGATATTTCATTAGCTTTTAAGAATGTTTATATTGGTGATGATATGAATTTTAAAGATACCATTGCTGAAGATAGGATGAGTGCTAAAGATTTTCTTGAATCAATTAACACTTTTATTATTAAAGGCAATAAATATCTTGAATCCATGAAAACTAATCCATTATTTAAAACCAGACTTAATGAATTGAAGATGATGAAGAGATCTATTATGGTGGAAATTGCTTCTAAGCGAAGAATGGCCCCAATGGGGATTATTCTTCATGGAGATCCCGGTATAGGGAAGTCTTCTATTCAAACTAATATCTATAAATCTTTTTGTTTTTCTACTAAACGTAAATACTCCTCTGACCTAGTTTTCCATAGAGCTCCGAAAGCTAAATATTGGACAGGTTATGATCCAGTTATACACCCCATCATTCATATACCCGAACTTGGAAGTATTTCTGCTAATTTAGCTTTACAAGGTGACGAATCTATCAATGAAATGCTTTGTGTTTGTGACAATGCTCCTTATTGTCCAGATCAAGCAGCTATTGAGGATAAGGGTGCAAAATATGCTATACCTGAGTTAGTTTGTATCGATACCAATAACCCAGAGATGAACCTTAAAATACTTATGGCTGCTCCTGCAGCTATTAGAAGAAGATTCATATATATAGAAGCCACTGTTAAATCTGAATATGCTATACACGGAGGTGTAGGCATAGACCCTAAAAAAGTTTCAAATGCAGAAGATAAAATGAACATTTGGGATTTCAGAATTTATAGACAGGTACCTCAAGCAGGTGATGCAAATATAAGTTCTACCAAAGTTCCTTTTACTCATGATGGTGAAGGTGATAAATCCATATTTGATATGTATGGCTTATGTCAATTTTTAAATGAAGCTCACAAAGAACATGTTACTAATCAGAAAATGTGTTATGATGCCAATGATATCGATATTAGTAAATACATGAAACCTACTGATTGTTCAGTAGATGATTTACTTAAGATGGAATTTAAAGATTTTCAAACACATACAACTCCTGTTACAGCTGAAGCTGATAATATTCGTATTGGCCCACAAATTCACCCGAATATAACTAAGCTTGCATTGCATGAGAAAAAAAATGAAGCTAGTGTAAATAGAGCTAGAATCTTAAAGAGAAATAAATCTGTATCTAATAAAGAAGTTACTATTTCATCTAAATATTTTCAGAGTTTATCTACAAAAATTAAGACTTTAATTTGTGTATTATATACTATAGTATGTTTATATATAGGTAGTTTTTCACTACCTATTTTTATACTTATGTGTTTCATACAACTTTGTTTTCTTACTATTTTCTATCAGTATTTACAATGGGTCACTTTAAATGATGATTATGTTTTAACTCGTAGACAATTAGGATTATTGACTGATTCTATTATACTCTACAGAAACATAACTTGTTCTAATTTTGTAACTAGTACATGTAATATATTCACCAATGTTAGTTTATTATCATATTTATATGTTAAAACTTTCTTTGTGAATGATGAAAGATATAATGCAGTAAAGTGGAAAGTTTTATCAAGTAAAATAACTTCTGCAGTACCTCCTCTATTATTAATTGTTATAATTAGTGCTGCTTCAGCAAAAATGTTATTACTCAGTTATAGGGTTGCTAAAGATGTTCTCTCTGAGGGAATAACTCAGAGTGGCAAATATAACGCAGAGAATATATATAGAACTGTTTGTGATAATGAAAAACAATCTTGTTGTATATTCCCTTTACCTTCTAAAAAAAGAGATACTGATATGGACTATGATAAAGTAGAAAATATTACTCCATTTGTAGTTGGTTCTGAACGTAATTATAATAAGATTGAAGAATTATATTCTACAATTGAATCTAATGTACGTTACGCTCGTATTCGCTTTACTAATGATAGTAGTACTACTACTAAAATACTTGGTATATGTAATGATTATGCTCTTGTGAACATTCACTGTATAAAGAGTGAAATATATAGTGTACATTTATCAACTTCGAAGAATTCTGCTTCAGGTATAGTCAAAGCCAATTTAAAACAACAAGATTTTAAAAAAGTCGGCGAAGATATATTCTTAGTTAGAATTATTGGAACTTTCTTTAAAGATATTACATTTGCCATTTCTGATATTAATAATAGCTTTGTTAATCTTAATGGAATGTTTATGAATAAGAAAATTATCGTTAAACAGGTTCGAGAGGAAATTATTCCGGTTAATGCTGACAACATGTCAGTGACTTATCCATTTAAATATATATTCCCTGAACATGCAGCAGGCGACTGTGGTAGTCCTTTACTAGCTACATATGGATATAAAACTTTTCTAGTTGGTATTCATTGTGCGGGTACAGATGAGTATGGCTATGCTTGCAAGATAAACAAAAACCAATTTGATACTGCTCTCAAAGAATATCAATCAACTAATATTTTGATTGATATCACTTCAGAGGGTAGTTTTAGACTAAAAGATGAAGGAACTATTGTTAATGTCTCTCCACGTAGTCCATTAGTATATGAAGATATACCATCGTTATTAGTTTATGGTAATATTAGTAATTGTTCCCCTATTTCACCTAAAAGTACTTTAACTAAAAGTATATTGTTTAATCATGTGGAAGAATTAATTGATATTTCCCCAACTATAGATGGACATCCTAAATATCTAGCTCCTAAAATGAGATCTTTTAGAAGAGATGGTATTTTCTATTCTCCTGAAAATAATTTTGTTAAAAAAGTAGGGGTTATAACCTCTGCTTTAGACAATTCTGTCATGGAAAATGTGATTATAAGTACCACTTGTAATCTACTTTATAAACTCAAAAAAGAAGGTGTCACTTCTCTTAATCCAGTTCCACTAGATATTGCACAAAATGGCTTTCCAGAGAATTTTTATTATAGATCAATGAAGAATAGCACTTCGGGTGGTTTTATGTTTACAGGTAAGAAAAGTAAATACATTGATTTTACTCCTAAAGATTTTAAGAAGGATGCTGTAACTCCTAAGCCTGAAGTATTAATTCAAGTTCAGGAAATAATAGATTCTTATCTTAAAGATGAAACTTCACATTCTATAGTTGGAGCGCAACTTAAAGATGAACCTCGAAGTTGGGATAAAGTTATTAAGGGAAATACACGTATGTTTGCCATGTCTTCATATGATATGACTCTTGTAAATAGAATGTATCTTTTGCCTTTTTATAGTATGATGTGTGAACATCGCGATATTTTCAATACTAAAATAGGAATTAATATGCATTCTGATGAAGTAGATAA